AAAACACCAATGAATTAAATCAATTAATCTGCACATACAATGTTGAACACCAACCCGACTATCAAGAAAACATTATTGATACCATATCACTTCACAGAAAAAAACAAAGTAATACTCTATACACAATCAATGCATTGAATGAAGTCATCAGAGAAAAGAACGACGGAGTTCTTGACAAATCTTATATGGTGGATTGGAATGAGTTTTCCAATACACTACTACTCACAAACGAAATCGGTTTACAAAAAATACCAACAAAGATATTCCAAATCATAGATACATCGGTTTGGGGAAAAAAATAAATAAAAAGCTTGACTTTTACAATACATTGTAGTATATTAAGGTGTAAGTTTTTTGATAATTGATGTAGGAAAAAAAAGTTAAGAAAATACTTGACTTTTTCATTTTTTGTTCTTATATTATTATGTAAGTTTTTTGAAAATTGGTAGTAAATTCATCACGGAAATCTTATCGTGTCCAACGGGGCGATGTTAACGGCGATAAGACAGGTGGTTAGGTAAACAAAACAAACAGAATCACTTTGGAAACATTGTGTGGTTTGTTCCGATATGCCAGAAGGATAGACATCAAATCAGATACTTGTTTTAGAAATATTACTTGGGGTTTGTTGCCGACTGGGTGTCAAGGGGTGATGAGAGAACTACCGAAGATTTTAATTTTTTATTTTATTTAATTTAACGAAAGGAGTTTCAACTATGATACTAAAAGTAGTTGGACAAGTAAAAGGACATAAGAATAAGATGACAATGACTCTTGATGTGGAAGCACTTAGGAGTTCTTTACTTAAAAACAAAACATTGACATCTAAGAAAATCAAAACTATGGCTAATAAATCTACCAGACTTGCTAATACAAAGAAGTGGGCAGATTTTAAAGAGTTCTTTGAAAAGAAAGCTGAAATACAAAACAGCGTTTCTGAAGTTCGTTCTTGGTCTGAAAGAGAAACTTCTTAGAAAAATTAAAAAAATCTCAAAAAAAATACATTTTGGGATTTTTGTTTAATATATATAAATATACTAAGTAGTTTTAGTATTAGTTTTTTGACAATTTGGAATTGGAAAGTAGCAACACCGACGGGTGTTTCTATGGGATTGACTGAAAAATGGGTAGACATTCGAAGCCCATAAAGTAATCCAGACAAAGTTGTGGTGACTTGATAGTTGGAAAATATTTTAACTATCTATATCGACAGATATTGTCTAATGTATTTCCGTAAAACAGATAAGATGATTCTTATGACTCTATTGTGGGTAAGGGTAAAACTGAAATCCTACTTAATGGCTGAACAATCTAAACTTGGAGAGATAAAGCATTTGTATAGAAGTTGTATTCACATCAATGAGGAATAACCGCCTTGAGATGAACTATCGTAACTGATAGATACAAAGTATAGAGTATGAAAAAATCCAAGACGGAAATTGTGAGTAATCATTAATCTCGCATCCCCAATAAAATTCCAAACATTTAAAGCCCCAACGATTTTTAGTTTCCACCTTTTATACAAACTTTAAAAACAATGGGGCTTTTTCTTTAAAAAAATAAAAAAAAAGTATGTTTTTATGAATTTCGTTGATATATATTATTGTATCAAGGTTATACTTGATTAACAAATGACAATTAAAAAATAATAAATAGGAGATAACAAATGGACTTAAATGCAATTCGCAAACGTCTCGGTCAATTACAGACCACAAACAATCGCACATCAAGTTTATGGAAGCCACAACCTGGCAAAACCCAAATTCGTATAGTGCCTTACGCATTCAATAAAGATAATCCTTTCATTGAATTATTCTTTCACTACAATCTGAACAATCGTTCTTATTTATCACCAATCAGTTTTGGTCGTCCAGACCCAATTGAAGAGTTCGCACAGAAACTCAAAGCAAGTGGTAATAAAGAAGATTATCAATTGTCTAAGAAATTGGAAGCAAAGATGAGAACCTTTGCACCAGTTATCGTTAGAGGTGAAGAATCACAAGGTGTTAAATTTTGGGGATTCGGTAAAACGGTTTACCAAGAACTACTATCAATCATAGCTGACCCAGATTATGGTGACATAACAGACGCAGTTAATGGTCGTGATGTAGTGGTTGAGTTCATCTCGGCAGAAGAAAGTGGAGCAAGTTTCCCTAAAACAAACATTAGAGTGAAACCTAATCAAACACCAATCTCTGACGAACCAGCAGTGCTTGAAAAAGTCAAGACATCACAAAAAGACATTACTGAAATTTATCAAGAGCAGTCTTATGACGACTTAACCAATGTTCTAAACGAATGGTTAAATCCAAATGAAGACTCAACAGAAGAAGTGAAACAAGAAAGTGTTTCAACTTCTGACTTAGGAACTTCTAAAGTGAAAGACACTTCAGAAGCTTTTGATGAATTATTCAATTCGTAAATAATAACACAATATGGGGGTTGAACAATCAATCCCCATTTAAAACGGAGTAAAAGAATGTCAGTAACTGATGTATTGGCTAAAACATTAGCCGACTCTTTGAATAAAAAATTCAAAGACACAAACAAAGTGGCATACTTCTTAGACGGAAGTGATACCACACCAACAGATATTAGGGAATTTATCTCAACGGGTAGTTCCACATTAGATTTGGCTATATCAAATAGACCAGATGGAGGTATCGCAGTTGGTAGAATTACAGAAATCAATGGATTAGAATCAAGTGGTAAATCTCTACTTGGTGCACACATCTTAGCAGAAACTCAAAAGAAAGACGGAGTAGCAGTTTATATAGATACTGAAACATCAGTCAGTCAAGAGTTTATGGAAGTCATTGGTTTAGATTTAAATAAGATGTTATATTTACATTTAGAAACCGTAGAAGAAATCTTTGAGGCAATCGAAGAAATCGTAACACAAGTCAGGTCATCTGATAAAGATAGATGTGTAACGATATTGGTTGACTCATTGGCAGCCGCATCAACGAAAGTTGAAATGGAAGCCGACTACGACAAAGATGGTTGGGCAACTTCAAAGGCAATCATTATATCAAAAGCTATGAGAAAAATCACTCAAATGATTGGAAAACATAATGTAGCTTTGGTATTCACTAATCAATTAAGACAAAAACTCGGAGTAATGTTCGGAGACCCTTGGACAACAAGTGGTGGAAAAGCATTACCATTCCACGCATCAACACGAATCAGACTAAAGAATATGGGTCAAATCAAAGACACTAAAAAGAATGTCCTTGGTATGAAGTGTAGAGCACAGATTGTCAAGAATAGATTAGGACCACCTTTGAGACACGCAGACTATGATATGTATTTCGATAGAGGTATTGACAACTATGGTGGTTGGTTAACCGCAATGAAAGAGCATAAACTCGTTAAGTCGGGTGGTGCTTGGTATACATTAGTGGACCAAAACGGAGATGAACATAAGTTTATGTCAAAAGATTGGGAAGAATTAATTACCAAAAATGACGAACTAAGAGAATATGTTTATCAACTCATTTGTGATAAGGTTATATTAAAATACAAAGAAAAACTTGGTATTGATGATGTAGAGTTTACAGATGAGGTCCTTGGTGATTAACAAAAGACACCTATCGATTCTGAATCAAATAAAAGAATCTGGCGGCGAAATAGATAATGGAAAACCTAATGACTCGGTTATGTTGATTGACGGCATGAATTTATTCATACGAGTATTTTCAGCCATACCAACTACTAATGAGGACGGAGTTCACGTTGGTGGAATAGTTGGTTTTTTAAGGTCATTAGCTTTCAATATTAATATGATTAGACCTACCCGAATTATCGTTGTGTTTGACGGTAAAGGTGGGTCTAACCGCCGTAGAAAGATTTTCCCAGAATACAAAATGGGAAGAAAGATGTCGTATCGTTTAAATCGAGCACACACTACTTTAACTCGTAATGAAGAACAACAAATGATGATACGACAACTCAATCGTGTTGTAGAGTATTTGGAGTGTTTACCGATATCAATTATGAATATGGAAAATTGTGAGGCAGATGATGTAATCGGATACCTTTCTAAACACATATACAAAAATAACAAAACCACAATCGTCTCAACAGACAAAGACTTTTTACAATTGGTCGATAAGACCACAAGAGTGTATTCACCTACTAAGAAAAAGATGTATGATGAGGACAAAGTATTTGAAGAATACGGAATACACCCAAGTAACTTTTTATTATTCAGAATGTTTGACGGAGATAAGTCAGATGGAATACCAGGCGTAAATGGTATTGGAATGAAAACTTTAATCAAGTTATTTCCATTTATGGGAACAGAAGACAAGTATACATTGGAAGACATTTACAGAAGTGCAGAAACACAGAAAGTTCCATTGTGTGAAAAGATATTACAATCAAAAGATTTATTAGATATGAACAAACGACTTATGGATTTAGAAGACGGAATTATAACTGGACACACAAAATTAAAAGTAAAGGAAATAGTTGAACGACCAATCCAACGAGTAATCAAACATAGATTTCAAAAGATGTTTTTAGAAGATAAGTTGTATCAGGCATTACCTAATCTAAATAGTTGGTTGGCAACGACATTCAATAGATTAAATTTTATGGCAGAGGAGACTCATAGGTGATAGAATTAAACAAAACATATAATAAAAATTGTTTAGATACAATGAAAGAAATGCCAGATGATTTCGTGGATATGACATTGACTTCACCACCTTATGATAATCTTAGAGATTATAAAGGATATAGTTTTGACTTCGAACCAATCGCAGATGAACTATATCGTATAACAAAACCAGGTGGAGTTGTAGTTTGGGTGATTGGAGATGCAACAATCAAAGGAAGTGAAACAGGAACATCATTCAAACAAGCACTATTTTTCAAAGAAGTGGGATTTAATTTATTTGACACAATGATATATGCAAAGAAACCTCGAGGAGCAGTAGGCAACAATAAAACTTATTGGCAAACTTTTGAATATATGTTTGTATTTAGTAAGGGAACACCAAATACAATAAATTTAATTAAAGATAGAAAGAATAAGGAAAGCAGAAAGGGAGACCGAGGGACAAAAAGACTGACAGATGGAAGTTTAAAAAAAATTGAAAGGGCAGGTTATGAAGAGTATGGAAGAAGAACAAATATATGGGAATATGATAATGGCAAGGGACACTCTTCCTCGGATGACGTTGCCTTTGAGCATCCCGCAATATTTCCTGAAAAACTAGCAAAAGACCACATAGTGAGTTGGACTAATGAAGGTGATTTAGTATATGATTGTTTTATGGGAAGTGGAACAACAGCAAAAATGTGTATGGAAAATAATAGAAATTATATCGGTAGTGAAATCTCAAAAGAGTATTGTGAGATTATACAGAAAAGATTAGAACCATTAAAAGTTTGGGATAAGTTCGGTGGGTAGAAAACGAAAATATCATACAGAAAAAGAAAGACGAGAAGCCCAAAGAAAGTGGCAAATGGACCATTACTTACGCAATAAAGAAAAAATTAAACAGAAAGCAAGAGAAAAGTACAGAGAGAAAAAAAGAAATGAGTTATATGAAAAAAAAGCTAATGCTTTGTACGGAG